TCAGACATTACAGCTGGTTGACCAGATCTTTGTCTTAAATCTTTTGTTTTTTTAGCTTTATTTACTGTTGCTGAGATTGCTCCAATAGTTGTTAACATTGCAATTACAGTACCTGCTGCTATTGGTATCCCTACACCGAATGGTATTGCAGCAAAAGATGAATAAATTTTTGCTATAGAAGCTGCTAATGAAAGAGCGGCTATAGTTCCTAATACAGCTACTAAGGCTCCTGCTCCTCCTTTAGCTTTTGCTAAACCTGATATAAAATTTGCAATACCTTCTACAATCGGAATCATTTGTACTGCAACATCAGCCATAGCCATTTTAAATTGCTCCATTGATGCATTCATTTTTTCTTGAGCATCTAATTGTTGCATTTGTTCATATGATTGTTCACCATATGCAGCTGTATATTCTTCCTGACTTAAATTTAAATAATCCTGTTGTTGAATTATTTGACCCATTTGCTCTCTAGATAATCCTAAAGCTTTAGCAGCAGCTTCTTGCTCTATTCTATTTCCAGTTCTAAAAGCTAGCATTATCTCTTCTTGATTACGAAGTTCTCCAGCCATATCATTATCTAAAGCTAAACTTCTTGCTTTTTCTAAGTTTAAATTTTTACCCAATATTAATTCTGCTTCCATTTCAGCTTGAAGGGAACCTTGTATATCAAGTAATCCATCTGCTATACCTGCAACTTCATCTAGATTTAAACCTAATAGTTTAGCTTCAGCTACTGCAGCAGCAATTGCTTCTGGATTTTGACCTAGAGATACAGCTATATCTGCAGAAACCTCACTAACATCGTTTAATATTTCTTTAGCACTTAAAGCACTTTTATTTTGTTTATTTATTTGATTTACTACTCCAACGGTATTTTCTAATACTTTTTCAGTATTCTTACCTTGCATTCTGGCTTGCATTGTAAGTTGAGTAGCTCCTTTTTCAGATAATCCTAACTGTTTATTTAAAGAGGTAAATGTTTCTAATGTTTGACCTCCAAAATCAGCTAACATTCCAGTTTGTTGTGTTAGAGTATTAAATGATTCTGTTAAATTTTTAGAATTTATAAAAAGATTATCCGTTGCTGCTGCTTGTTGAGATATATTATCTCTTACTTTTAATGCTGCATCATTCTGTAATCCTGTTTGTTTAACTATCTGACCAAATCCTTTATCTGCTTCTAACGCTAAATTTAAAAGCATTTTAAAAATACCTATACCAGCAGCTCCTAATAAAGTTATTTGTGTTAAAGGATCTTTCAAGCCTTCTTTAAGGGCATCTATTGATCCAGTAAAAGATTTTTTCATTATATCTCCTGAGCTAGCTCCTTCTTCGGCCATCGTTTGTAGCTCCTCATTCAACCCACCCATTTGATCAGCTGCTGAATCTATACCTAATCCTCTAAATAATTTAGTTGCTCCTTTAACTATACCGCCTGATAATCCTAACCTTTTATTTATATCTCTTACATTATCTTTTTGAGCTTCTAAAGCTTCGTTTGCAGTATCTATAGCTTTACTTTGATCATTTAATGCAACTAATATTGACTGCTGGGTAGTTAAATTATCTTTTTTAAGATCTGCTTCATTTAATAAATTACTTAATTTTTGCTGACTATCAATAAGTTCTTGACCTGTTAAAGTTTCTTGTTTTTGTATTTCAGCTGTAATTTGTGATTCTAAATTATTATATTCTTGAATAATACCTGCTTTATTAGCCTCTGCGTTTGCTAATTCAGTTGCAATCCTTTTTTGTAAATCAGTGTTTTTTGTTATTTGAGCATTAATTTTATCTACGCTCTTAAAATCTTTTATTTGTTTATTTAATGTTGAACTAATATCATTAGTAAGTTTAGCTAACTCTCTTTCTTCTTTATTTCTTTTTCTTTGTATATTTAACTGCTCTTCAATTTCATCTGTAAGTCTTGCAGATTGAGTATAAGCTTTAAATTGAGTATCAAGATTTGCTTGATTTATTCTACTTTGTGTTTCTAAACTATCATTAATAAGTTGATTAGTAGCTGCTGTATCTTTAGCAACTTCATTAA